GTCATGTTTTAGTTATCTTTTTTTATCCAATTATTTTCTAAATCAATAATTGTATAGTTATGTTCTTTTAAAAGCTCTATTGCCTTATTAATTTCTCTTGCTCTTTCTCTGTAGTGTTCAAAGATTGAGCTTTCAAATGCGTTAGGTTTATTATTCATGTTTATTTTATTTAATATTAATTGTTTATACAGGATTATTTAGTAAATAAAAAGATTCCTACATTAAAAAAAGTTGAACTGCGTTAATTTGGTAAGAGGTTAATAATCTAACCTCTCCTTCTAACTCATACCCTGAACTACCTGTTTCTGAATGTTCTATTCCATCTATCCACTCGTTTCCTTCCTCAGTATATTTATTATATGTTCTAATTGGTAAGTCTTGAGGTAGTTTTTTTAACTCCTCGATTAATTCTTTTGCGTTCATAGTTATCTGTTTTGATTATCTAAGTATTCTAATATTTGCTCTCCAACTTTTGGAAAGTCACTAAATAGAATATCTACTATTTCCGAATCGCTATGTTCAGAGTTCTCTTTTGATTCTATTGTTTCTGGTGGTGAAGGTGGTTCAGAGAACAACCAACTATTATTTAATGGTTTCATTCTATTGATTTATTAAATATTAACAGCATAGCACCTGTTAAAATAGTTAAACTAAAAGAAAGGAATATGGTTTCTATTCCAACAGCTCCGTTGTTAAATACATTTTCATTATGAATAAATAATATATATAACAAACATAAAACCATTAGAATATACGAAAGGCATATTGACATTTTAATTACTTTTGTAATCTTTGTTTTCATTGTTTATGTTTTAATGTTTATACAATATTAATAAATAATTTCCAACTGACCAAATTGTCATGTAAGTTTTTTTATATAAATGTTTTTTATATGTTTGCATTTACTTTACAAAATAGTTGCCATGAGGAACGGAACGAGTTAACAGGTATTGAATTGCATATCTGGAAGCATCAATGCCATGATTGAATTTATCTATAGGAATTGCACCACTTAGTTTCCAAGTATAGTTGTTAAATTCACGTATTAAATTCACAGAGCTATTGTCTATAATTATTTGATGGTCTTGCATTAATGAGATTCCTGCTAAGATACTACCCTTCTTTTTTATAGTAGGTATTAAATTTATTCCCTTAGTTTTTAACTCACTTAAAAGACGAGGTTCGGAATTGTCCATTACAGTTAGTCCGCTACCTGCATACCTCCTATTCAATTCATAAAGTTGTGTTGTACTTAATCCTGCTTTATAGTAATGTTCCTTTAACCAAATAAGCTTTCTTTTTTTATCTATGGCAACTTCAACTAAAACTGATTCATCTACTGAGAATCCTACATCCATGCCAAATATTGAATCTATGTCGTCATTAAATTTACCTATATTCCAATCAGTAAATATAACTCCCTCTGCTCTTTTAAGCCAACCTCCCATAATCTGATGGTTATATTTTTCTGGTCTTCTAAGCTTCATGTCCTCAATTTGATTCACAAAGGATTCTGACAGGTGTTCTATATTATCTAAGTATGTAGTGTGAATGTAAGTTATGTTTTCTTTAGTGCCATTAAAACCATCTGGTACTCCTCTATTTTGAAAGAACCTTTGATATATCCAGTTCTCTTTTGTAGTAGGGTTTAGAATTAATATACATCTATTCTTTACGTTCTTTGCCCTAATACTAAAATCAATCTTATCAAAACTCTCTTCATCTGTTAGCTCTTCTGCTTCATCTAATATAAAGGAACTTACTCCTTGAATAGATTTAAGCTTTGCTGTTTGGTCACCACTTGAAGTTCTTATACCACTGAAGTATATTGAACTGCCTGTTAAATTATTAATGATTTCTGTTTTAGTTACCGTGAACTGATTAAGTATTCCCATTAATTCAAGCTTCTCAATAAACTCAGGTATAATAGACATACCTGCTGAAGTCATTGTATAACGAGTGAATAATATTCTGTGTCCTTTTTCGTAGGTAAGTAACACTAAGAATGTATTTGTAGCAAAAGACTTTCCACTTCCTCTACCTCCAGTTATTACAAAGTAACGACTTTTAGAATTAAATAGAGCTTGATACTTTTTATTCAGGTTTAGTTTCCTCATCTTTTATTTCTTCTGATTCAACGTCAATAGTTTTTTCTTTATCGGCAAAATTAATAATAGGAATGTTAACTTCTGTTTTAACATTAAGTTCTTTTAACTCTTTTGGTTTGCCATACTTATATTCCCAAAGTAATCTCATGTGTGGAAAGCTATCTTTAGATTGCTTAGCAAGTTCTAACCAAGCTTTCTCTTCGCTACCAAACACCTTTTTCATAGCTCCTAGGGCATAGTTTCCGAGCTTCTTTTCTCTTGCCTTTGGTGGTCTGCCTTGACCTCTTGAAACGCCTTTTAAAGCTCCGTTATTAGCTCTGCCATCTTTCTTTTTTTTCTGTTCATCTTCTACTCCTTCCATAATCCCTTTTCAACTAATTGACAAATTATAGAATAGTTAGCTAAGTCTTGGAAAGTATCTTTCAACGATTCGTTTCTTGCGCTTCTTTTTTTAACCATTAAGTTTTTCCATCTGTTTATCTTGTCGTTCATTCTAAACCATAATCCGTTTAGTGCAAATCCTTTGCCAGTTTTTGTTTCCATATTTGCTCCTGTACTAATATTGTTAATGCCATAATCTAATTGCTTTTTACAAAACAACTCAAATTGCTCTTCAGCTATTTTAATGTAGTTTTCAAACAACTCTGGACTTTCAACTTTTAATTGCTGTACGCTTTCAGATTTAAGTTGCATTACAGATTCCATTTTTAATTTTTCCATATTATATGATTGTAAAGTTTTGTTATATAGTTTTTCTAATTCTTTATCGCTTTTCATCCAATACTCAAAGTTTCTTACTGAGTAAATTACTGTAGCATGATTTTTGTTTACTGAGTCAGATATTTTATGATAGCTTAGCTTTTCTTTTAACCTTGCTATTTTATAAAATATTCCTCTTGCCTCTGTATATTCTCTTTTTCTACTGACAACATCAATGTTTACATTAGTATTGTCTTTTACTATTTTCTTTAATGTTTCTATTTTCATTTTTATATTCTTCTAAGGCGTGTAATATTGCACTACAACATTCGTATTCTTCTTGGCTTTCGTAGTGTTTAACTAATAGTTTTAAATCTATTTCGGTTATCATACTTCTATTTAAACACATCAACGTATCTTTATAACAATCCATGTAATCTAAATATTCTTGCTCCATTTACAAAGTTTCCTCTACTAAGTAATTGTTTAATGTATATTCATTTTTGATGTAATGCTCATAAACTTTTATAGCATACTCTACTTTCTTTTCTCCACTATAATAAAAGTCTTCACTAATATTAAATATACCAATCTCATTTGTAGGAGATTTATCTATAACTATAAACTTAAAATCTTTATATGATTTGTTAAACATATTGCAATATATAAAACATTGACTATCGTAGTTATATGTATTAGCACTATATTTAAATTTAGATAAAAATGCAGTGCTTTTTAAATCTATTAAATTGTTGCCCAATATATCTGCTTTTGCCCTAAAAGGATAACCCATTAAATTATCTACCATAGGCACTTCAAACTTACTGTCTTGTATAAGTTCATTTGCTTTTTCACAGTTATAAAACCTGTCTCTTAGTCTTAGAGCTTTGTCTCTATCTTTTACAGTAAACACATCCCATCTTTCTGCTTTTGCCAGTTTATATTCTTTATTGTTTTTGGTTGCCACATCTAAAAATAAACACTCATCAAACTTTTCTTTTTCTAATATACTGGCATGAAATAAATATCCCTGTGCAAGTGCATCAGATTCAGTAGGTAAATCAAAGCTATTTAAATATGCTCTTGGTGATTTTAATAATTGACTTATAGCACTACTTGAAAAACAAGCTTTTGCCAAGTAGCCATAATAAAATTTATCTTCTATTGCTTTCTGTATAAGCTCATGTCTGTCGTGCATCTCATTGTCTAATGTAATAATAGGTTCTTTCATTGTTTGTT